GCCAACCGCGCCCGCGCCTCCGCCTCCGCCACTGCCATTACCTGTGCCGCCGCCACCGTTATTGCCGCCTGTCGTTCCCGAGCCACCAGTTGAACCGACGCCGCCACCACCGCCGCCGCCAGAGCCGCCCGCCGCGCCGTTCTGAGGTCCGACACCCGAGCCACCACCACCGCCGCCCGTGGCTGTGATTGAAGAAAATACACTAGGGTCGCCGTTCGTGCCCGTACCGTTTCCAGTATTACCAGCGCCGCCAGCGCCGACCGTGACAGTCACAGCGGTACCCGGAGTAACGGCTAATGTCCCCGACCGAACGGCACCAGCACCACCGGCACCGGCAGCGTTTCCACCGCCGCCACCACCGCCCGCAACGACGAGATAGTCGACGGACGTTACGCCCTGCGGGGGCGTCCACTTGGTCGTTCCGGTGGCTGTGAATTTGACGAAGGGCACGACTGGTTAGCCTCCAGTCGAACTAGAGGATTCCGTAATAGCTGGATCGATTGGGATTTGGTCAACTACAGGAATGGGCGCATCAACCGGAGCGGGTTCAACAGGAACATCTACCGGAGGATCGACCGGGGTAGGGGCAACCGGCTCGGGCTCGACGACTGGTTCCGGAACCGGGGCAGGCTCAAATACAAATCCGCCAGATTGAGTCCAAACCCAGTCAGCCCAGTAACCGTCAGGATAGAATACGGCCTGTTGGCCGGGAGGCGCTGTGTAGCTAGGGTCAGCAACAATGATGTTGATGACCCTGTTGGTTGCCAAGTCTACAAGGGCGCATCCCATCGGCTAAATCCCATAAGAGCGGCGCGCTATGTCGCGCTTCTCGGCTTCTTCAAGCTTTTTCATAAATGGCACACAGGGGCCATCAGCACAGGTCGGGCACGTCATCTTCATGCAGTTGCGGCACATGGAGCCGAATTCATCCATGGACGTAAACGGTTTGACATGGATAACGCGGTTACAGTGGATGCAGGTAAAAGTGTCAGCCTCAAACTTCCCTGCTGGAATCTCCTCGCACCGGAGGCGGTCAAAATTAACCTTTGTCCCCTCCGGTGCGTAGATAACAGCATAGCCGTGCGGATTTCTAATGTGTAATCTCCCATCGTTTGCCGCGAACAATGCGATGGGCATGTTTTATAAACTCAACCACCGGACTACTCGCTAAACAGCACGTTGCCGGTAGCAGTAACCGAGCCGCCCGACTTGGCACGCAGGACCAAACCGTTCGAGGAAGTCGCAGGCCACACCAGTTCGCTGCCCGGGGCCGCTACCCAACGATACGACGCACGTTGGTTGACGCCGACATAGAACAGGTCAGAGTTGGCCGTGATGGTGCCTTCGGTTGTGGAGTTAACCGTAACGTAGGTTGATGCCGCAGCATCAGCCGAGTCAAGCTGCGGAGCAGTATATGCCGTGCCGCCGCTGGTTGTGCCGGTAGTACGGCAGATATCGTATTCCATGTAGTTATCGGCCGGGGTAATGTCGGTGCCGATAAGCACATCATAGATTTTGCCGCGACGGGGCGCTGTGTAGCTACTGACGCAGGTAAGCAGCGTCTTGTAGGTGGTCGTCATCGTCTGCTGGGTGCCGCCGCCGCCAGTTACGGTAGAGTTTGATACTGCATAGTTTGGCATTGTAGGATTCCTTATCCTTGGTTGTCGGGTTTGTCGCCGTCGATTGTGGGGTGCGTATTACTCTGGGCACCGCCCCAAATCGAGGAAACGTAGTCGAGGTCTTCGACTGCGCCTTCAAGATAAGTGATCTGGTGCGTCAGATTATCACGCTGTGAACGCATTGCATTGAGACGATCCTTGATCTCAGCCGTCCGGGCAAGAATCTTGCGGCCGAAAGGCGTGACCTCCGAGTACCCGTAAAGGCCCGGTGGCTGCATGATGTCGCTCTCATAGGGAGCGTACATCTTAATTCCACGGCGCTGTGCTTCCGTGAAGAAATAGTGACCGCCAGACCGCTGAAGGACGTACTCATCCTTGGAGGCCATGTCGATGCCGTAAAGGGCAATCTCGGTGGCTCCCTGCTTCATGGCGAGAGCCATCATCCATGCGAACGACGAAGTAAAGAAATATGGCCCAAAGTCCTTGACCATTTCCTTCATGGGAAACGGAATAGCATTCGGGACCTGAGATTTGTCCTGCATGTAGATCGGGAACGGCTGCTGCTTGAGCCACTCGATATAGGGCTCTCCATAAGACCGGCATTCCGGCCACAACAGATTGCCATGAATTTCAAACCAAGCATCCACCCGGGGCAGAATATTCATATTGCCGGGGGAGCAGGCCCAAATTTTCCATGACGGGTCGTTGAAAGGAGCCATCATGCGGCTGCTGGGTGCCGTGCCGACAAGGGCAACCTTGAGAGGTTGCGGAATGGCTACTGGGGAAGCGTTAACGGTGACATTGGAGAAAGACGGCGGGATTGGGGGCATCGTCCACGAGGCTACGCCGGGGACGGAGACGGGCTCATGGTCGGCAACAATCTTGGGACGACCGCGCCCACGAGGGGCTGCGCCATTTGTGGGGGTGCCAGATTTAGCAGCTTTCTGAATATCTGCGAAATTAGGGGTCAGCAAAGTCACTATTTATGCTCCAGTTATCGTTGCAGATGTGATTTCAATAACCTGTCCAGCGGTGATTTGCGTATTGTTGAGGCCGTTGAACAGTATAATGTCCCCTTCCGTGGCCCCTCCTGAACTTGTTACAGTAATCCCAGAGACGATTGTTGTGCCTAGAGCATCTTGTATCACAGCATTATTGGCTAAACCAGTGCCTACCGCACCGGGATCGAATAATTGACCTGAAAAAGTCAATACTCCACCATCAACAACTCCGAACGGACGAGCCAATTGGAAATTAGCCAGCGGCGTTGTGCCCTGCCTAAGCACCAGATTTCCATTGCCGTACAGGCCGACCGTATCCACAACAGCGGAAAGCCGAGCATTCAGAACGGGATAGGTATACGGGACGCTCATGTGTAGGGGCTCGTAATCTGGCCCGCCATGAATTGAATGCTCTGGCCTGCTGTAATCACGGTACTATTGCTGCTGTTGTTTATTTCGATCTGCTTCCCGGACACAGGAAGCCCAACCGTCAGGATGCTGATGGCCGGAACAGAGGCGGCGCTGTAATACCAGCCGCTGGTAACGGTTCCTGTGACGGATACGGTTCCTGTTGTGCCGGGAGAGTACGTCAGAACCCCGCCATCTACGCCGCCATAGCTATTGGCGACGGTAGCCAGTGTCCCGGCGCTACCTTTGAGGACCAAGTTTCCGGCAAAAGAGCCGACCGCTACGAGGCGGGCGTTAGTCGCGGTTATATTGTAATTGACGGCCATTCATTGCTTATCCGGCCTGTATACAGGTCATCGTGGTCGCCCCAGCAGAGCTTCCAGAGTTGATATTAAGGCGGATAGCTGTAACCGGGAAAGAGTACCCCATTTGGGAGTTTCCAGTGGCCGATGAGACCCCGGAGCTTACAAACCAGACGGCATTCGAGGAAATGAAGGCGCTCGATCCCGTGTAGTCGTAAGTGTGTTCGACGTTGGCGCTTACGGTAGTCGATGTCGTCGTCACCGCAACCGCAACACTGAAGGGCCGCACCGAATAGTCCGGAGCATACATGGACCCAAAACCACCGGTCGTAGACGGGGCGGTAAGGGTTACCCGAAAAGGATTAGATGGCATTATCGCGGCCCTTGTCTATGAGGGCCGTCTAGCGACTGCCAAACGGCCCTCATTGTTTCGTTACTTGCGATGGGCGGCCGAGAAGGGGTCCTTCGACCAGTCCTTGGTGCCAATCGCGCCACCGCGAGCGCGCTTGTCGAGGCGGCCGCCAGATTTGAACCCGGCCACCGCGCCGCCAGTTGCTTTCTTCTTGGCTTCCTCAAAGACCTTGGGGTTGCCGCCCGCAACAGCGGCACCGCCCACGTTCTTGCCTTTGGCCTTCTGGGCCTTATGACGGCTCGCCATCTTGTTTTATCCTTAGATGCTGCTGTACTGGGTCTGGCCAAAGAAGGGTGAAGTGTCACTCGCAGAAACAGCCGATGCCATCGTGTTCGTGAAGTTTTGCCGCATTTGAATACGAAGGACGCCGTTAGTCGCGGTGGTTGAGGCGTAGGTACCGCGAACATCGCCGGTCGTAGATGTAGCCGTGGCGGTGGCCCCCAAAGTGATGGGGCCGGTCGAAATGGCGATGGCCGTCGTCCGTGTTCCAGAGATTATATTGTAGTAAACATCGGGACTCGTGCCATCGCAGTACGCCGGGAAGCCAAAAGTATCGGAGATGCCGATCTGGAGGCCGGTGCTGGAGATCGTGGTCGAGGCCGAGATGCTGTCTACATACTTGAAAGCCTTCTGCGAGGTCTTGGCACCGCCAGACGACACGATGGTTTCAGTCATCTTATAGCCGTACATATCGCGCCCGGCGATTGTCCAAGTACCAGCGTCGAGGTTACTGGTGGGCGAGATAGTCAGACAGCGGCCGGTACCGGCAGACGAGTTCCAGCAGGCAACCGTAGCGCCTGAGCCATAGGCCGTGTATGGGGCCGCAACGGTCGTGCTGCCGATGGCGAACGTCGCAACGGAGAGGCCGCTTTCGGGAGCAACAATCGTCGTCGCCACGACACCGGCAGAGGCGTTGGCCGTGACCGTGAAGGTCTGCCCAGCAGCCCAAGCGGTGGTCTGCGCCGTAATGGCGTTAGTCGATACAGCGGATGGCACATAGTCCACCAATGCCCGGGCATGGAAGAAGCCAAGGGCTTTAGTGCCAACCGGGCTGCCCGGATCGTAGCTGTAGAACGGGCGAGGATCGGCCATGGCGTAGCCGAGGTCGTAGAGGCTGGGTCCTCGCTCCTCATTGTATTCCATGACCTGCCCAGTCGAAGACTGGGTAAGTCCGAATACAATGTGAGGGCCAGAGTGTGCGGTAATGCCCATGTATTTAGCTCCTGTTGTTCATTTGGTGAAGCTTTCCCACTATGCCGTGGGGAAGGTCCCCCAGATGGAACGCCAGTCGAAATACCCGAACGAGTACCGCTGATAGCCCTTAACCAAAAGGTTATCCGTGGTAAACTCCACGCTCATGTCCATCTCGAACGGCTTACGGTTCATCATGACGAGACCTTCTTGGTTCGTCAGAACAAACCAAGCGAAGTTCGATGTGAGGTAGTCGTTGACGATGTAGCCTTCCTTCAGCGAGTCGTTCATGCCGAGGACGGCATTCACGTCGTTATTGGCCGTACCGACGCGGAGTTCGCTGCGGAACAGACGAAGGGCAATCGGCTCAAGCTGGGTCGGAATGACCACCTTTTTGCCGCGCGCATACATCTTGAGGCCAGCGTTATCACGCCAGTTCGACCGGATGGTGATGAGTGAGTTCAGAAGCGAGGTCTCATTCAAGTCAACGTCCGGGCTCGGCTGATTGCCGATGGTCGAGCCGTCAATCGGATGGGCCGTGCTGAACAGGGCCACGCCGTCGCCGCCAACCGAAGGATTGTAGGTAGTGCCGCTGTTAAGGACGTTGGCACCGTAGATTTCTTCAGTCTGCGCGAAGGATTCCATCAGGCCGTCATTCGACGGGCCGAATTCAGCCTTGTACAGATTGTCGTCGATGGCCTTACGGGTAATCGCGTAACCAAGGCCAATTTCGTTATGCTCTTGGTTGTAGACGTAACGCTGGCCAGCGGCGTTATCAAACGAAGTTGGGCCGCCTTCAGTCTTAAGCTGAGCGTACCCAAGGTAGCGCATGGACGCACGGCGTTCCAAGGCCATATGAGAATCAGTGGTCTTGAAGATTTTATCCCACTGGCGTTCGATCTGCTTGTACTTGCCGGACACGCCCCACAAACCGGGCAGGAGGAGGTCTCGGATTTGACTTAGTGCGACAGGCATTGGCCCATCTCCTTAATTTTATCCCCCTCGTACTGGGGCAGAATCTGCTCTGCCGGTGTTGACCAGTAGCGAGAGTAAAAGAAACCTCGACCTATTAGGTCGAGGTAGCCGTTGTACGAGCGCCGCGAGCGAAGTTGTTCGGCTGAACAACTGCGACCTGGAAGCCTTCGGTGCCGGTCGAGGTGCCGTTCACGCCCGGAGGGGCGTAGTCTTTGTACATGCCGACGATCTTGAAGGCCGAGTTGGACGAAAGACCAGTGACAGTCGAAGACAGCAGCGTAAGGGCGCTCTGGCCGTTAAGCTGGTTGCCGACCGTGCTGGGGTTCGTCAGGCTGTACATGATGCCGAAACCGATGCAGGACGTGCCAAGAACGGTGGCGGTGCCCTGAGCGATATAAAGCTGCTCGGTGTTAGTGCAGACGAAAGCCTTGCACGGCGAGCTAGAGCCGACGTTGCCCGGGAAATAGCTATTCCAGACGTTGCGGCCTACAGCAGGGCTGTAGTATTCGCAGCCGAGGAATACGCCGGTAGTCGGGACGCCCGAACCGAAGATGGTGCTGGCGTTCGTGATGTAGCCGGGGACGAGGGATTGCGAACTCAAGGAGACCAAATCACCCGTAAAATACAGGTTAGGGTCGCTCGAAAGAAGGTTGAGGGTTTCCATACCAGCGGTAGGCGCAGAACCTTCGCGCTGACCGAACTGGCGGAATCCGAATGGTGCGGCTGTGTTGGCCATGTGGCGCTCCGTTGGCAGACACTTCGCGGTCTCGCGTAAGGTTCTGTCTGGAAACGTCACGGCGCGTGACGAAGGCAACTTGGGCGGCGCGCCCAGCCTGATCTCAGGCTTAATTGCCTTCGTTTATACCTGCGTCATTAAGTATCGTCAATGGCTATTCTTCGGGAATACTCATCCGCTCGTAGCTCTTATTGATCTTATTTGAATTAATGGCGCTCCGATGCCGCGAATCAAGTGAAGCGCCAACATCGCCGCCCATCAATTGATGCTCTTTGACGTATACTTGCTCTCTAGCCTTTGATTTATCCCGTGCCCGGGCCTGAATACTGATCTCAAGCGGGCGCTCATACAGAACAAGGCCGTCAACCTCGATTTCACCGATATGACCTTTGGGCATAAATAGGCCCGGGTGGCGCTCGGCCGGTACAGGAACCCAGCCACGGCGCTCAAATCGGGATCGGCGCTGCGGCTGCAGCTGGCCTAAGATGCTGGCCGTCACCCACTGATAGTCCATACCCGGCGGGATAAGCTCTTTGGGGACCTTGAGGCGGTCGTTCTCGTCCTCGTCCATATAGTCCACCGCGCTAACCGAAACGCGAGGGGCCTCCCGCATAGGCTCGCGGGGCGCTGCGGCTACCTTGCGGGGTTTCCCCTTTGGCCAGCCCGGCTTTTTCTTCTTCGGGGCTTCTTCCATTTCAATTTCGTCGTTCATAGCCGTAATCCTTAATTGTCGCGGTACATGCCGTTGCGCTTATGCTCGTTCAGTTTCAGAAACTGCCGGGCGTATTCAATGTCCGAAATACCGGACATCTTGGCGATTTCCCGCTGTTCGGGCGTGAGTGTGATGCGATTGCCATTGACCGGCTTACCGCTCGATGGGGAGGGGGCATCTCTGGAGACAGGGGCTGCCACTACAGGGGTCCTTTCGGGCTCAAGGTCATCCTCATCGTCCAAGGTTGGCTCCGGCTTACGGTAGCCAAGCTTTTCTTCCATGAAATGGAAATACTGGTTTGAGCCGCGAGGATAACCGGCATCTTCGGCATCAAAGTGAGCCGCCTGCATCCGGGCGTTCTTGCGGGCATCCGTAATCGCGTCCGGATGTGCCTTGAGCCAAGACCGCTCGCTGGCAAGCAGATTAGGGACGCTATCGATATGCTGCTCGATGGTCGGGTTTTGTCTCTGCTGCGGGGGAGATTTCATCTCCTCCTCACGCTGCGCCCGGCGCTCCTCCAGAGATATCTTGCCGTCCTCAAGCTGAATAAGGCGGGTTTCAGCCCGTGAAATACGCCGCTGAGCCTCTGCGAGGGCCTTGCCGTCCTGATTCGTCATAGCCGTTTCGACATCGTGCTGGGCCGCTTCGGCCTCGGCAGTTGCCGCACCAATGGCATTCAGCACGGAATCATATTCAGACTGGTCGGCCCGGCCGGTAGCCGATTTGTACTCTTTCTCGCGCTCCTCGGCCCGTTTCTCAGCTTCTGCGAGGCGCTGGGTTGTTTCAGCCGCCTGAGCCTTGGCAAGCTCCTCGGCCTTCTTCATCCCCTCAAGCTGGGCTTTGAAGGCATTGATTGTCTCGTCCTTGTCTTCCTCATCCGCCTTGACGCGCTTTACCGGGGCCGGTTTCTCGGCCTCCATCTCTATGGGATTTTCTGGGAGTGAGGCGTCGGAAGATGCCGTCAGGGGCAATTCAGGAGGCAATTCGATATGGACGGGCTGATCTTGTGGGACGGCAGAAATTTCTTCCTGCGTCTTTAGAACCTTTTGTCGAGCCATGACCGGTATCCTTAAAAGATGATTTCGGGGTCAGCCAGACGGATTTTGATCTGGGTGTCTTGGATCATGCGACAGGGGGTGTCGCGGAGAGTGAGAGACCAGCCATCGCCGACGCGAAATACGATCCAGTCGCCGGGCTCTACTGTCTGACCACCAAACTGCTTGTTGTCGTCGTCCGAAAAGGCGTCGGGGCCCTTTTTAAGGACTAGGCCTACCTTGCCTTGATAAATGTCTTCTTCCTTGGTGCGGTCAGTGAGGATAATACCGCCCTTGGTCTTTTCTGGCCTTGCATATATGCCGATAAGCACATGGTTGAAAAATACGTCAACCTTGGACAGGTCCCCGGCGGCTTCAGTGATTGTCTTCTTGGGGTCGGCAGATCGGCTGATTTCTTGGAACTTCCTCGCCGCAACTATTGTCATGAATTTTCCTGTTGTTCTATTCGACTTAGAATAGATAGGAAGTCTTCCATGGCAAGTAAATAGCCAACTGATTCTCTATAGTTTGCATAGTCTTGCGGGCCGCCGGATAGTATAGCGGCCCGCCTTGCTGCACATGATTCTTCAACTTCCGACAATAACCTGTCGGTTAACCTCTGCGAAAGCATTAGCCGCGCTTCTCTAGTCTACCTTGGCCGCTACCAGCGCCGTACTTCATCTTCTTGGGGAAGCTGGCCCGGCCGCCACTTGCTCGCTTCAGGAACTTCTGCTGCTCGGCATCGGTCATGACGGACTTGGAGCCGTCCTTCATGGCGGGCATCTTGGACTGGCCGTTACCCTTAACGAGGACTTTCGGCTCAGCGTTCTTGATAGCGCCGCCAGTGGCGTATTTCTTTGTTTTGCCGCCACGGGAATATACTACGTTCCGGCCGGACGCCACATCGGAGGCCAGCCGGACCTTATCGGCCGCCGTCAGGCTCGGTTCCGGTTCAGAGGGTGCTTGCGCGCTGGGGGCAGAAGCCGGGCGAGGGCGAGGCATCGGGACATCTTCGGCCTTACCGCGACCGGAGATTATTGCATCGTCGCCCTGCGTGCTGGTGCGCAACGTGCGACCGGTCCGTGTGGCCTTATTGCCGGTAACGGGGGCGTCGGCGCTCTTTGCATAATCTTCGTAGCCCTGCGTGCCTTTCATGCCTTCTTCGTCGTAGCCCTGCGTGCTGGTGCGCCGCTTGGCACCGGCCCATGCGGCGGTATTGCCGGTAACGGGGTCTTTCGGGCCGGTATATTCGGGGGCTTCTTTCTTGGCCGAGGCGGACGACGAAGATGCTGTCTTTTTAATGCCGAGTGCATTATCGAAGAAATCGTTGATCTTTTTGGCACCGACGACTTCAGCCGACTGCGGCGTGCCGCCGCTGGCGTATTTGCCAACCTTGCCGCCGCTGGCGTACTTTTCAACCTTGCCCCCACGCTTCTGGAGACCGGCCGCGCCGGGCATGCCAGCAGGCATTGGGCCTGAACTCATACCCGGAGGGGGCATTGGCGTCGGGGTCATGCCGGGGGTTGCCCCAACCGGCATCGGCGCTCCCTTGGCCTTACCGCGACCGGCGCGATCAAGGCGGCCACCAGACTTCATGCCGGACACGCTCGATTCGGTTCGCCCGGCGCGGCTATGCGCTTTGACGAAGGTAGTGCCATCGCCGGCGCGGGAAGCGGCGTCGGCTTTCGTCAACTTGCAGCCAAGGGCCTTTGCCTTACTGGCGGCAGAAGCGTTCGCTTTTGCGAGATATGGGTTAGCCATAACTACTTATCCTTTGATTTGGCAGCTTTATCGCCAGCGTCATTGGCAATTTCGCTTGGTTTCGGGGAAGTAAAGTCGCTCTTTTTCGATCCCTCGTTGGCGTAGTGATCTCGCGCAGAGACGCGACCCCACTTTTCAACGGTATCGGTCGATTCGAATACTTTCGTCATGGCTAGTCCTTTTTCTTTGGCTTGGCGGCCTTGGCTGCTTTGGCGGCCCGGTCCTGCGCCGCTAAGGTCTGCTCGTGCTTTCTCTGGTCCGCTTCCAGCTTTTGCTGGTGAAGGACATGCTGAGACTGCAATCCGGTAACGTGTTTTTCTCGCTCCAATTGCGTCTTATCGAGATGCTGCTGGTGCTTGGCAGCCAAATCCGTCTGCTGGGATTGCTGCTCGTTGGCGTGGATAATGGCTTCCTTTTGGAGCTGCTGATGGTTCTTGAGCAGGTCCAGCGCGCTATCCCGCGCGTGGATGACCTTTTCTTCCTCGATACGAAGACCCTGTAGCTGAATCTTCATTTGCTCGACTTTTTCGCGGGAATCACGCTCCTGATCGGCGCTCTCCAGCTTCGCCCTATCAAGGGCGTCCTTCATCTGCATCTGCTGCATTTGCATGGCGGCCTGCTGCTGGTCCGCCTGAGCCTTCATCTGCATGGCCTGTATCTTGGGATCGGGTGGCGGGCCCGCCGGGTTGTCGTTGAACAGGCCTTCCGGATCGATGCCGACAATCCGCATAATACGGGTATCGACGGCCTTGGCGTCGTAGAGGCCCGGATTGGCTGCTTGCAGCGTCTTAATGGCTACCGCCTTGGCGATACGGTGCATGCTGGTCGGATTGTTTGGGTCGGCTACCGGGACAAGGCTGGAATGGTTGAGGGCCTTGAGGAATTGCTCTTTCTTCCACGGGAGGGCGGGTTTCTCATTGTGCCGCCAGAAGGCTTCCGGGTCGTCCTTGAAACGCTCCTTGAGGAGGCCGAATTCCTGCGCCTGAGCCGCATGGAGGCGTTTATGCACGGCATCCATGACTTTCGTGGCTTGCTCGATAAGGGCCAGTGTGGTTCCCACTGGGGCATCCTGCTTGCCCTCGCCAATGTTGGTTTCCGCCGTTCCAGCAACGCGCTGGCCGACTTCTTCGACATGGGCGATAAATGCCGTGAACCCAGCGCCCGGCTCCTTATAGGGGAGGGGCATGACGGCCTGATTGATAGGCCTGCCGCCGGTCTCAATGGCAACGCCACCACCGGGGGGAATACGGAACTGGTTGGTTAATTGCCTGCCTACCTGCTTATCGTAGAGAAAGCCGGGGAAGCTCGCAAACATGCCAGCATCCAGCATTTCACGATAGGCGGCCGTCAGGGTGCTGGTGAGATTGCCCGCGATGTGGACGAGGCCGATGCCATAGAAGCCAAGAGCCCGGACGAAGGGGAACTCGACGAAGTACATCTTCGGCAGGCAAAGCTTGTCCTTCTCGCGCCAATTACGGCGTATCTCAAGGATTTTGCGGCTTTCCTTGTGGATCGTCACCTTATAAGGGCACTGGAGGCCGGTTTTCTTACCGTTTTTCTTGTGTTCAAAACCCTCGATATCAAGTTCGCAGTAGCACTCGTAAATAAGGTGATCGTCATCCTTATTGCCGCCGGTCTGCGGTTTGAAGCCCTGAACGTCCATTTTAGCCCGCTCAACGATATTGGGCGTCGTGAAGACCGCCTCCGTCAGCGGGACATCCAGATATGCGCCTATTAGCTGCATTCTCTTGAGGGTAGAGGGCCGCATCTTGATACGATGGGTGGCGCGGCCGCAATTCTCAAAGCTTGTCGCCGAATTGGAGATAATGATGTCTTCAGCGTCAACGCTCTCGGAGACAGGGCGCTGCCGAATAGGGCAGTTATAGACCTTTTTGAACCCCTGACCGCCAAAGCCTATGTAAAACAGCATTCTATCGGTATCTGGGTAGTATTCAGATGCCGTTGTCGTCAGGTAGTGGTTGAGGTCGGTTTCCAGCGCGGTAGCGAGTTCTTCGTCGTTCTCAACTTCCGGAATGGCCGGAGGGGCCATCTGGGGCGCTCCGGGCATCGGGCCGGGCAATGGGCCTTTCTGCTGGTCCGGGGAGCCGGGCTGCGGGGGCATTGCGATTACGGTCGGGTTGGCCGGTGCCTGCGCCGGGGCGCTCTCTTGGCTATTCATGGCCCCGCCAGCCGCAGCATGGATCGGGGGCTGCGGCGGAGGCATAGGCATCGGGCCGCCCATCGGGGCACCCATAGGAGGGCCGCCATTATGGCCCATCTGCGGAGGCCCAGCAGCCATAGGCGGCGCGGGCGGTGCCGGGGGCGGCATTGGCTTTACCGGGGTATCGTTTCGTACCTTAACCGGGCCGGTAGCGGGGAGAAGCTCGCCCCGAGCGTTCGCCTGAAACCGGAGCGTGGACTCCAGCAAAAGAGGGTGGCGAATACGGGACATGCCCTCAAGTGGAGCAGAGCCAGAGGAGCTAGAATCAGAGCCCGGTTCTTCCAGCTTTAGGCCAAGCAGCTTGATGCCGCGAGCGCGTGTCTCAAGCCATTCCTTCCGGGAATCCTCGTCCCGCTGAATGCCCTCAAGCAATTCAGAAGCAATCCGGTCGAGTTCGCTATCATCAATATCTTCGGCGATATTCTTGTAAAACCCGCCATTCAGGACGTTTCCGGATGTGCTGCGGGGGGAAAAGTCAACCGTGGCGCTACCGTCGGCATGTTCGGTCGTTTGCGTCCCGTCCTCCATTGTAGAAACAGGAGGGGCATCCGTGCCCAGATCAACATCAAGCGGACCCGGGAGGGGAGACCCCTCTGGGGGCACAAGTCTGAGGTTTTGAGGGGCTGCCATCTATTTAGGTGCCTCAGTGCGCCGGTTCATGCTTGCTGTTAACATGGGTAGAGCGGCTGCATTTGTGGTTTATAAGCGATTTCATCTTGTAATAACACAGAATGTTCTTCCCGTCTAAGCGCAAATCCATTGTCTCGTAAGTAACGGAGGGCCATCGAGGTACTATCAACCAAGTCGTCGTGAGAACTCTTGGGGAATACAGCGCATTGGTCGATAACCATATCTGCCCAACTTCTATCCGGGGCGTAGATTAGACCTTCCGAGAACAGGTGCTGGATGGAATGCACGCGCGCAACCTTGTCTCCGCGCCGGTTAACGTCGATCAACTCAACGCCGAAGTTGCCGCTCTGGCCATAGAGACGAACCATTTCCTGCCCGACCGACAACCCTGAAGCCTTGGACTCAATGATGATTCTATCTACCGGGAAACGGGGGTGCCCAACTACCCGACCATCGACCGTGCAAGTATCTATGACGCGCTGGATAAGATTAGAGAACTCTAGTCTTTCCTGCCAAGCGTATAGAAGGATGACTTTTGGATTATTCTGAGCATCCTTGAACATACCCCAAATAGTAAGAGCGGAAGGGTCGTTTTCTTCTTTGGTTGTATAAGCACTATCCAACGAAGCTATAATATAGTCGCAAGAAGGGAACTTATCTTCTTCCCACATCTTCCAGAAGTCGCGTTTAATGATAGAACCGCCTCTGGGCTCTGGCGACTGCTGATATTGACCGGCAAAGGCATAGGGGCCCTTATCGCGGGCGAGGTCCTGCACGGCCTTCTGTGGAAAACGCTCCGGCCATGCCAATTCACCGTCTAGGGTTCGCGGGTCCTCCCAAGTGATTTTATCGCCGTTTTCATCAAAACCAAGCACAGTGACGCAATGGCGGGAGACATCATGCTCCATTGGGATCATGAGATGAGTGTAGCCCATGTCCCGGCTTAGGGCGACACCGGATACGTCATCCTCATGTAATCGCTGCTGAATTACGACAATTGCGCTCTTGGACTGGTTATTAAGACGGTCGGGAACGACTTCCGTAAACCACATATTGGTGGTTGCTCTCGTAACCGCTGATTCCATTTCCATGGTGTTATTGGCGTCATCAATGATGAACCTGTCGCCGCGCTCACCGACGCCGATGCCCCCTACCGAGGTGGCCAGTTTCCACCCGGTCTTGTCGTTGGCGAACTTAACCTTGGTGAATTGCTCATTCGAGATGGCAAACCTGTCGCTCCATAGCCGCTGATACCGGTCGCTAAGCACGATATTGCGGCACCGCATGTTATCGCGCTCGGTCAGGTGATTCGAGTAGGAGGCGCAGACATAACGGAGCCAAGGCATGTTTTTGGGCCCCCATTCCCAAGCGGGCCAGAAAACGTCCGTCAGGAGGGATTTAGAGAAACCGGGCGGCACGTTGATAAGGAGCCGCTTTATATGCCCATTGGTGACGGCCTCTAGATGCTCACAGATTGCCTCCATGGCCCAGCCACGAACCATAGGGATGGCGGGCTCGACAATCGGCCATACATAATTGGAGAAATCAATCAGACTTCCCTCGTAAGCCTTTGATTCCACTATCCTAGATAGCTTTGACGACGCCTTGGCTATTTTGGCTAATCGTTCTTGTGTGGAAACAAGCTGCATATTTCTTGACCTGATGGGTTAAGCTAGGTACGAAACGTACTAACCACCTGAAAGGAACCATCCATGACGCGGGACGAGTTTAAGGACATGGAGGCGCTGATGCTCGATGAGGTCGCCAAACGCCGCAAGCTCGGTGGCTTTGATGTCCACGCCACGACCATTTTAGCTCTGTGCGAATCAATCATGCGGATTGCCAAGCATCTCGAAGACCAAATCCCGAAAGGCAAAGATGGCTCTGTCTCCAACCATTAAAACAGACCGTCTTGTTCTGAAGCCCCTGTCTGGCGAGGCGCGGAATATAGCCGCGCATGTGGCTTGGCTGAACGATCCGGATGTTGTGAAGTTTTCCGAGCAAAGGCACCAAGTCCATACAATCAAAGGCCAAACCGCTCACACTAAGATGGTGGCAGGCAGTTTGAATATCTACTACTGGGATGTCTACCACGAAGTGGACCTGATTGGGTCAGTTTCGGCCGAAATCGACATCCATAACAGCATTGCCGATGTCGGTATCATGATCGGCGAAAAACGGGCTTGGGGCCGGGGCTACGGCAAAGAGACGTGGCAGGCCGCCTGCGGGTGGCTGCTGGCCAATAAAGTCCGCAAGATCGAGGCCGGGACCATGGAGGCCAATACCCCCATGCTCTCAATCTTTCATAAAACAGGCATGTCCTACGAAGGGGCGCGGGCGGGGCACTTTTTGCTCAACGGGATGGGTTGCGACCTTATCCAATATAGGAAATTCAAATGACAACCGAGAAAATTAAACGGTTCTGGGATGATCAAGCCAAGGAGTTTGGCGCTTCCGACCTTGCTACAGCCCCAGACCATGCCTACCGGCAGCTAGAGATCGAGGCGATCATGCCTCACATCAAAGGCCCCCGCGTCTTGGATGTCGGCTGCGGCAATGGCTATTCGACGCTCAAGTTCAACGAAGCGTACCCTGATATCCGCTTTACCGGGATCGATTACTCAGGCCCGATGATTGAGGAGGCTCTTAAGCAGCCGGTAAGGGCGGACCTACCGTGTGCGGCGTTTGCGGTTGGCGACGTTCGCTCCATATCCCGCGATTATGCCGGTCAGTTCGACACCATCATCTCCGAGCGGTGTCTTATCAACCTGATGACGTGGGAGGAGCAGCTTCATGGGCTGATGGAAATGAAGAAGTGCCTCGCCCCCAAAGGCCGCATTATCTTGGTCGAGAACTTCGTGGAGGGGCTGGCCAATCTCAACTCTCTCAGAGCAAAATTCGATCTGCATGAGATCAAGACACGCTGGCATAACCGGTATCTGGTTAATGATGAGTTCGTGGATGCCGTTAACGACCACTTCACGGTCGAGCATTACGAGAATATCGGCAACCTATATTACATCATCTCTCGTGTTGTTTATGCTGCCCTCGCCAAACAAGAGGGTCGAGAGCCGGAATACGAACACCCGATTAACTACATAGCCGCCAAACTTCCGTCCCTTGGCGACTACGGCTTCTCCCCCAATATGATGTACGTCATGAGGGCACGATGACCAAACAATCTCATATTTTCTCCGCCGGAGAGGGCGAGGCTTGGATGCGCCGCAACAAGGGCGGCATATTTCCGGAAATTGACCCGGTTTTGGCAGCCATCGAGGAAACTGGCATTAGACCGAAAACGATCCTTGAGGTTGGCTGTGCCAATGGGTGGCGTATTAAGATTCTCCGGGAGCGATACAAGTCCGATATTTACGGCGTCGACCCCGGCGCGAAGTCAACCCTCTGCACGGTTGCCGACCCGGTGACTTATGGGGCAGCCCATCACTTGGGTTTTAATGATGCCGCGTTTGATATGGTCATCTACGGGTTTTGCCTTTACCTCTGTGACCGCGAGGATTTGTTCCAAATAGCCGAAGAAGGCGACCGCGTCCTCAAGGAGGGTGGCCACCTTATTGTCTACGACTTCCACCAGCCAGACACGTCCTATTCTCGGCCGTACAGCCACCGTAGCGGGGTAAGGTCATTCAAGATGGACCATGCCGCTCTTTGGCTGGCTAACCCGGCCTATAGGCTTGTCCATCGTCGAGTTCTTGACGACGGCGACAACAGAACGGCCGTAACGATCCTTAAAAAGGATACCGCAGGCGGGTGGCCGCTCCATGAGTAAACCAAAAACAATTGGAGTGATCGGGCTTGGGTCTATTGGTATGCGCCATGCCAAGAATCTTGTGGCTATGGGGCATGAGGTTGTTGGGTGGGACCCTAATGAAGTTCCGTGGGAGATTGGTATTCATAAGGCTCGCGATCTAAAAGATGCCCTTAGTTGTGATGCCGTTGTTATTGCCAGCCCTACGCCGCTTCACGCTAACCACATATTCGATGCGGGCAACAAGCCGATATTCCTCGAAAAGCCTGTAGCGGATATCCCGCTTGCTGGGTTGCCGAGCAACGTACTGATGGTTGGGTATAATTTACGCCTGCATAGCTGCGTCAAGAAAGCCAAGGAGTGGCTGGATGCCGGTCTTATCGGTGAGCCGCTATGGGCTAACTTCACGGTCGGGCAATACAACGACAAGCCTGCATACCTGCGCGATGGCGTCATTCTCAACTGGAGTCACGAAATTGACCTTGCTCTTTATCTTCTTGGGGGCGGGAGCGTTGCTGGTAGTTCTACTCGCCTTAGTGATGGACACGACGACATGACGGATATCCTTCTCACTCATGAGAAGGGATGCCAAACGTCTGTGCATTTGGATTATCTTACTCACCCAGAAGAGCGCCACTTTGAAATTCACTCAAGGTACGGCAGCATAAAATGTAATCTCTTTACCCGCGCGGCTACTTATTGTGACTCAGATGGATTCCCCAAAGAGCAGTTTGCTGGCGACGACTCCTTTGACGATAACTATGTCGAGGAAATGCAAGCCTTTATTGACCGCATAGATGGCAAGGAAACCGTCGGAGCTACTGGTGCTGAAGGATTGGCCGTTCTTGATATCTGTCTTGAAGTAAGAAAGCAGGCGGGCCTTGATCCTGATGCCTATAAGCACATTGCCCTAGGCATCTGCCGGAAGTGCCGTAAACTTCACTACTCCAATGAGGCATGTTCGTGACAACCATTGCAATCGCTCAAGCAAGAATGCAAAGCACCAGAGTGCCCGGGAAGGTCATGCGCAATCTGGCCGGTAAGCCTGTATTGCGCTGGACTATTGACGCTCTGCGGCGCGCTCCGGGGGTCGATAACGTGGTTTTGGCCACATCTACGCTCCCGGCCGACGATGTGATCGCTGAATACTGCGCCAAAAACAATATCCCGTTCTTTCGGGGGAGCGAGACCGACGTTCTGGACCGGTTTTACCAGTGCGCCAAGGCATACGACGCTGATATAATCCTCCGGCTGACCTGTGACTGTCCATTCCTTGATGGCCTTGTCGTTGGTGAAGTCGTCAAGCTGCGGGAGATGACAGGTGCTGACTACGCTTCAAATGTCGACCCTCCTACTTACCCAGACGGTCTTGATACTGAGTGTTTTACTTTCGCTGCGCTCCAGAGCGCGTGGAATGAGGCCACTCGGGCCACTGACCGTGATTGTGTTACTCAGTTTATCTCTCGTAATCGGGATCGTTTCCCTGCTGCCAACCTTTATTGCCCTCTACCGGGGCTAGTGAAGGAGCGGTGGGTCCTCGATACGGAGGACGACTGGAAGTTCTGCGAGGCGGTCGCTGCTAAACTGGAGGGGAAGCCAAATTATCTGGCCATCCTCAAGATTCTCGACGCTAACCGTGAGATCAGGGCTATCAACAGCAAGGGGCCACGCAATGAAAGGTTCTATGAAGGGCTCGCGTCCGAAGTATTACCACACCGAGAGTTTGGACGATCTGGAGAACTTCTGGAACAAGCACTCAAAACCATCCCGTTTGGTGCCCAAACCTTCTCCAAAAGCCACATTCAGTTCCCTGCTGGTAAAACACCCCTTTATTGCTCTCATGCTGATGGTGCCCGCATTTTTGATGTGGACGGGAATGACTACGTTGATCTTGTTAATGCTGTTTTGCCTGTGGTGCTTGGGTATCGTGATCCTGATGTGGACTTGGCTATTAGGAACCAACTCGACAGCGGGATCAGCTTCACGCTTGCCACCAAAATCGAAGCGGAACTAGCAGAGCTTCTGGTCAAGCACATCCCGTGTGCCGAAATGGTGAAGTTCGGTAAATCCGGCACCGATGTCACGACCGCTGCGGTTCGATTAGCCCGCGCTTATACCGGCAAGGATCATATCCTGCTGTCCGGTTATCATGGGTGGTCTGACTGGAGCATGGCCTGTACCGACCGGAACCTCGGCATCCCGCTGGGTGTGCGTAATCTGTCCTACCGCTTCAAGTTTGGCGACAAGGAGCAGGTTGAGCGCCACGTCAAGCTATCCAACAACGTGGCCGCAATCATCGTAGAGGCCGACGATAACCCTGAGTATCTGCAATGGCTCCGTGAATTCTGCACCGAACATAAGATTGTGCTGATTTTCGATGAGGTTATTACAGGCTTTCGTTTCGCCATGGGCGGCGCGCAGGAGCTATGGGGGGTTACACCCGATCTGGCGACCTTCGGTAAGGCAATGGCTAACGGGATGCCTATCAGCGCCATCGTTGGTAAGCGGGACATCATGAAGTTGATGGAGCCGCCCAACAACATCTTCTATTCGGGGACGATGTTCGGGGAGGCCCTGTCAATTGCAGCGGCCATTGCGACCATCAAGAAGATCGAGCGAGAGGGTGTCATAGAGCATCTATGGCTCATCGGGTACACATTG